GATGTTGCATTTGTTGCTGCTGTGTTGTCTGAAATTGTTACAACGCCTGATGGATCAAATGTTGATGATACTAGTGCGCCAACTGTTACTGGTGCTGCTGCACCAAGTGAAATGTTGCCGCTTGTATCGCCTGTTTCAGAACCTACGTTTGCAAAAACAAACTTATCTGTTGATTCGTCCCAAAGGATTGCATAGTTATCATCAGAACCACGGTTGATAAGAATACCTGCGTCAACGCTTGCCGATCCTGTTGCTTCTGCGCTAAGTGCAAGAACTGCATCTTCAACGCGGGTGTTTGTAGTACTAACACTAGTGGTCGTTCCACTAACTGTTAGGTTACCTGAGACAGTAAAGTCACTGCCGTAGGTGATGTTATCTGCCAATTTACCAGCCGTAACAGAACTATTAGCGAGTTTCGCCGTTGTTACGTTAAGGTCGGTAATTTGGTTGGTTTTAATTCTGGTCAATGCCATTGTTTTTTCTCCGTCCAATCACGATTATGTGTTATTAATAACAAGTGTATTTAGTGATTATGGTGAAAATATATTCTAGTCATAAGGAAACAGCGTCAAAAGTTTCTGCATTTTTTAACGGTGTAAGGGAGGTTTAGCAATGTTTTTTTCGTTGCGAAAAAAAAGTAGGCTACTTTCTTTTTAATGAAGTAGAGAGCCCAAGAGAACCTTCAGATGGTTTTTTTACGAGGGTTACCCCAACCTCGCCGCAGTCTATCGCGGAACCGGAGAACAAACCCTTTTATGGCTTGCATTATTATTTAGCATTTTTTAATGAAAATCTACCCAAGAACCGTTAGCACGACCTTGAAATTTGTTAGTAGTTGTGTTGTATATCATATCGCCGTTGCTAGGACTTAGTGCATCACGTTGTGTTGTTGTATAACTAGATACACTACTTGCAGGTGCAACTTGGCTGCCACTATGAAAACTTCTAGTTTGTATTACGTCACCTGATTCAGGTGCATTAGTAAATGTTAGAGTTGTACCACTAATAGAATATGCATTTGTTGCTTCTTGTACAGTACCGTTTATAGTAACAATTGCTGTATCAGTTGATCCACTAGTACCTAGCGTAAATTCTACTGTACTACCATCACCATTGAAGTTATCCTTTGTAACAGTATTCGAAGGACTAATTGAAACCCATGCAGTTCCATTATAAACTTCTACTTCATCGTCATCATCATTGAAACGAATCATGCCTTTTGCTGGTGTTGGTCTTTGTGCTTCTGTTCCTACTGGAATCTGTAATGCTGTTGTACCGCTAATTATTAAATTGCCAGTTTCAGGATCTAGAATAATATCATCGCCTGAGGTAATAGTTGTTATAGTATTTCCATTTGCTTCAAGTGTTCCAAGTGTACTAGCTGAATTTACACCATAAGCACCAATATATCTAGCGCCTTCGATATAAACACTCTTGCCTGAAAAGTTAACTCCATTTGGATAGTTTGTGCCAATAAAGTTAAGCACGCCTGACTCATAGTCAAAGAACCATTCATCATTGTTTCCACTACCTGTAACAAATACTTTGTTATTGATATTTGCAGCGTTTGCAGCATCACCGCTGGTGTGAATGTATACACTAACAATATATGTACTTCCAAACTGCGGAGGTATCCAGCCTGTAAGTCCTGTTTTCCAAGTTCTATTTGATGTTGCTGTGTTATCTTCTGTAGTTTCAACAACATCAGCGCCAGTATAGAGTTGTACAATACTGCTTGTACTGCCTGGTCTTACACCAGGAATATCTGCAGATTGTTGCCATACTCTATCTCCACGTATTAGTAGTGGACTTGGAATTGCTTCGTTAGGAGCAAGTTTATTAGAATTAGTATCTGTCTTAGTTGCACCATAACCTAGTTTCTTAAACAGATAGTCAATTTTTTGATTGTCTGTAATAGCCATTACGCAGCAACTCCTATACTAAGAGCAGTTATGCTTTGACCACTTGTTAGTGCAATGCGTACCAAGCAAACATTTCCTGTTGCATTACTAAGGTTAGCAGTGCCTAGTGTCATTGTATACCCGCCGCTTAAACTACTTCCTGTTGGAATGACATCACCGCCAGTAAATGCACCGCCGTTTGAACCGTTGCCGCCATTGCCTGTGTCACTGCCTGGTAATCCCACACCGTTATATTGTGTGGTTGCTTCAATCCAACCATTTAGTCCACTACTATCATCCATTGTAGTTCCTGGTGCCGCATACCAACATCCTGCAATACCGCTTGAACTTGTAATGTTTATATCAAAGTTTGCAGTAGTAGTTCTGCGGAATGCAAATGTAAAATACTGTGTACCTGTATCACTACTTCGATCAGGACCTGCAGGTAAAAATCCACTACTGTAATCTGTTACATCATACTTTAGTACACCAAGCCTGATAGTTGCTTCTTTGGTTCCTGCAACGCCTGGATCTGCACTTTCGCTATACAAACTGTTTGTATAAAAGTTTGTACTGCTAGTGTAACTCGGAGTGTTTGTTGTATCACTGCTAAAGTCAAATATGCGCACACCATCATCATCAAATCCAGCGCCTAAACTATCTGATACAGGAATAGCAATTTCACTAATGCCGCTTTGTGATGCTGTATGAACTTGTAGTTTTGTACTAAGTTCTGTGTAGCCACTAATACCATTTACGTTTCTTGCACGAGCTTTGATTGTTTCAACTGTGCGCACACTGCTACTTGTAATAGGAACACTAAGTGATCCGATAGCATATGCACTACTTGTACCGATGTTTACTTTTGGTGTACCGCTGTCAAGCATTGTAGTTTGACCATCAATATTAGCATAACTATAATCATTTGCATTACTTGCATTAGAACTTGTGCCTTCAGAGTTTGTGCCGCTATCAACCTCAACAATATTTGACTGATTAGTATATGCTTGTCCAACAAGATTGTTAATGGTCATACCAGTAATATTAACAGTTGGACTACCTGTGTTGTAGTAAGGTATACCGCTTACATATCTGTATGTACCATTAGTACCAGCACTTAGTGTTCCAACACTGCCAAAACTTGGAGTACTTGTCATGTTATCTTTGAGTACATGAACATAATTTGTATTACCTGTTGTACTGTGTGTAATTCTCTGCGCACTTAGTCCTGTGCTATAACCACTTGCATCTTTTGTAATTTTTGCACTTGCAACTAAGTATAGTCTCTGTGGATAACTACTAACCACTGTGTCATAGTCAACGTTACTAGTTACAACAAGACTTGTAAATGTTCCTGTTTCACTTTCACTTGCAGTAAATGTTTTTGTACCGTCAGTGCTACCATTGATTTCTGCAGCAAGTGTACCGCTTGCACCATTGTAAAAGTTGCTTGCTGTGCTAGTGTCAAGTGTACCACTTGTATATCTTCTCGCTGACGATGTTGTTAAATTTGCACCCGCAGTTAGTGTGTCAGCACTACCGGTATTGTCAGTAAAACCAACAGCCAATCTTGGACTTGTGCCTTGCGCACTGTCGCTAAGTGTAATAGTTTTTGTACTTAAATTTGCTGGTGCACTTGGAGTTGCTTTTAAGTTAAATGTAATACTTGTATCTGTATCAGTTTGTGCTGTTATGTCTGGCGTGCCGTTTGCTGTAAATGAAAGATTATAGTTTCCTGTACTAGCACCTGCATAGTTATGATCTATAGTTGCACCTATACTACCTGCATTGCTTCCGTTTTCAACAACACTATCGTTTGTACTGTGCGCCCAGTTATAAACATAATCGTCTGCATTTTGAGAAGTATTTGTCATACGTACCAATGCACGATTTACTCCATCTAAGTCTGTAAAATCATATATTGTCTTATTGTTATCGCCGCTTCCAGTGTTAACTGTAATCGCAGTGCCAGCAATATTTGCTCTAACATCAGGTTCCACATGTACCGAAAACGTACTACTAATAAAAGGACTGCTTGTGTGATCACTGATAACACGTAGTGTACCTGTATAATCTCTTGGTGTTCCATTTGCTTGATCACTACTGCTTAGTGCATATGTGTGACTAAGTGCTTGATTTCTGTCACCGGCACTTCCACTACCTGCATTTACGTTTACATTACTTGTTCCGTCACCAAACTGGTATTGATATGTAATACCATATGTTGCTTGACTGCCTACGCCTGCTTCGGTTGTATTTGTAAATTGCACAACATGACCACTAGTTGCTTCTTCATTAACACCACTGTCGTCATCTAGTGTAACTGTTGGTGTATGGGTGTCGTAAATTTTATATGTGTTTGTGGTATTTGTAGGGATTACTGAAGGATCAGCAGTACTCATTGTATCAAGTGTTAATCTAACAGTAAACTGTTGTTCTGCTTCACTAGCAGTGTCAAATGTGTGCGCTATTCTGCCGCCGCCACTGCCGCCAGTATCGCTATCACTTGAAATTACATCATCACTTTGGCTATCGCCCCAGTCCCAAGTAAACTGAACTGTTGCGCCGACAATATCTGTATTTGTAGTATTGTTTTGAAAATATACTGTTGCTCCGTCATCCCATTGTGTAATAGGTGAGCCGCCGCTACTTGCTGCATATGCTGCAAACCCAACAACAGGATTTGGTGTAAACACACTTATATAATCTGTTCTAGTAAAACTTGCACTACTTCCACTGCCACTGCCGCTTGTGTTGCTTGCTGTTACAGTAACACTATGCGGACTGTCTGTATAATTTGTGTAGGTGTGAGTTGGACTTGTACTACTTGTAGTAGTATTACTTGTTCCGTCACCCCAGTCTATTACATATTGATTGGCATTTCCTACTGCACTTATGCTTAATGTTGCAGTAAAGCCAGCGCCGCCAGAAGTAACATTACTAGTGAATGTTACACTTTTTACAAAAGTATTATTACGAATATTCTCAGTGACTTCGTTTAAATCATCAATTGCATCAGTTACAAATGTTTCTGCTGTCCAACCTTGATATGCTCCATCTGTTGTTAAACTTCCATCAGTTGGTGTACTAAGCGGAGTTTCCATTCCATGCGCTGTTCCTCCACCTTCTGCAACTTTTGAATCTACATATGTTTTGATACTTTGCTGTGTGGCTAGTGCTTCAACATCATTGCTAGCCATATTATCTTCGTCTAAAATTTTGTTTGCATGTACACCAGAGTTTAATGTAATTTGACCAGCAATAGTTGTATTGGCTCTAATTTCAATAACGCCAGTTCCATTAGCATCAAGTGTAAGGTTAGCGTTACTTTCTACACTTTCAATCTTATTACCAGCAATGGTAATTTGATCAATGGTAGCATCGCCAATTACATTTAATTTACTTGAAGGTGTGGTTGTTCCAATTCCAATACGACCATTGGAATAATCTACTGTTAGAGTGTCTGTATTAAATGTGAGATTACTATCACGTTCTAGATTTGCTTTGAGGGCTTTACCCCCAATACGACTTATAGCCATACTCACACTCCGCTATCTTGCGATCACCTGCTAACATCTGAGGTGACAAGGTTTGTTAAGTATATTTATGCTTAGTGTGTAGTGCTATCGTAACCGTGGACAACAGTGATAGTTTCACTATCTCCAGGAGGACTTGTAAATGTGATAGTTGTACCGCTTAGTGTATAAGCACTTGCTGGATTCTGATAAACGTTTCCAACAGCAACAATGATACGCTGAGTCTGATTGCTTGCAACACTTGTACTCATTGTAAATCCAGTTGTACTTCCATCGCCAGTAAAACTATCTTGTGTAATTGCAATGTCGCCTTCTTTACTGAATTGAGAATAAACACTGCCATCAAAATATTCCATTTTGCCAGTATCACTATTGAAGCGTAGATCGCCTGCTTTCGCATCAGTTGGTCTTGAAGCAGTACCGCCTGATGGAACGTCAATTGCACCGTCATCAGTGCCTTTGACATTAAAACCGCCGTCAAACCTTGCTTTTGTTTTTACAAAGCCAGCCATTATAGCGTTACCGAACTAACTGTTGGCATAATACTAGAGTCTGCACTAGCCACGCATTGAACTGTATCACCGTTAGATAGTACTAATTTTTCTAAGTTTATAACATAAGTATCTGCTGGATCAATAGTAATTGTTTTAACAATCTTATTTGTTGTTGCTGCACTAGCACCATTTTGTACAACATGAATATCTAATGTTCTCGCACTAGCGTTTTCATTCATAAAAAACATACAAGAGATAGCACTTTCGCCGCTACTTGTGTATACTGTTGTTGCGCTTGTGCCTATTGCGCCTGCTTGTGTAATCGCCATTGATTATTTCCTTTAAAAAATTATTCCGTATGCAACAGCTCTTGATTTACTTACTAGTTCATCAGATGTACTGCCATCTACAAAAAATACTCCTGTGCCGCCAGCAGAAGCAGTGTTAGCATACATTAATGTAGAGCCTGCTGCACTTGAAGGCGCTGACTGGTCATTTAATTTCAATGCACTTGCAACTGTTACTCGTCCTGTGCCATTTGGTACTAGTTGAATATCTTCGTTGGTTGATGCGCTAACAATATTTTTACCATTAACGTCTAAATCACCACCTAGTTGAGGTGTTGTATCTTCTACTACGTTGTTTATTCCTGAGCTAGTTCCATCTAGAACATATGGAAATGTACTACCGTTGTCATAACTTACTTTAAAAGTATCAGTATTTTCGTCAAACACAAACCATACATCATCTAGGCTACCTCTGTCAATTCGTAATCCAGAATATTGTCCAGTTACCCCAGCTCCTGATTCGCCATCATTTAATACAATTTGCCTGTCTTTAATAGATGTATCAGTTGTAGTAATTGTAGATGTTGTACCAACTACTGTAAAGTCTCCGGTAATCTGTAAATCACCAAGTACCTGTACATTACCGGTTGGATCTAAGATAAGATTGCCTGTGATTCGTTTAGTTTGACTCATTGTAAAAATTCCTGCTTATAGATTATTTATCACTTGTTTAAAGTCATCCAAACTAACAATTTCAAAATTAGTATTATTAAAAAAACTCTCATCTGTGAATCCATTTATAGGATTAACATGCATAAATCTTTTATCTTGATGATTTTTCATAATTGTATTAATTTGTGCTGTCCAATTACAAAAAGGTGTTGGCGCACTATCAGCATCTTTGTAATTTATAGTTCCAGCATAAATGTTATTAATTTTGTTATTAACACCTTTAAGATCCATTCCTATCATGAACAAATAATTCGCATTACTTTCAGCTGCTAACCCAAGACATGCCGGTCCACTACTCATATCGTGATATAAGTTTGGAAGTATATTTGCTCCACTAGATTTTATTTTATGTTGCTTTCTAGTATAATGTATATGATTTCCACTGTATCCACTTAGTTGAATTTCATCTGCCATTCCCTTGTCAGTGCTAACAAGTACAGTGGGTGCAAAATCCTGGTATATCCGATTGCATCCGTATACAGCACCATAGTCAAGTAAACTTTCACAATCTACTTGTAGTCTGGTTACACCGTTTCCTAATATAAATGCAAATTCAGATTTCATATTCAATCCAATAAAAAAGGTTACAGTTTATTATACTGTAACCCTCTCTATCTGTCAATGCAAAAAAATTATGCAGTTACTAATAATACACTAACATTTGCTACTGCTGAAGCAGTGTCATCCAACCATAGCGCACGATCGCCTGTTGCGAACTGTGTACTATCAATGTTTTCTAATGTTGCATAGTTTGATGTAAGTTTAGTTACATATGCTGTGTTGCCGTCACTGTCTGTTGCGACTAGTGAACACTGACCTGCTGCAAGTGAGCCACTTGCTACTGCAACTAACTGACAAGTTTGTGTGCCATCACTTGTAGTGACGCGAAACTTTTTAGTTCCTTTTTGTACAATTTCAGTAGTAACGTTTGCACTACCGCCTTCAACAAATGCCTGCATTGTGATCTGCTGACCTGTGCCTGCACTTGGGCCAATTGCACCAGTGTGGAAGTTACCATCAACTGTTTCTGCTCTTCTTAGTGGTCTACCCATTTGTTTTCTCCTTCTAGAAGTCCTATCCCAGTTCTCCTGGGTACGGGGTGGTGCCCCATAAATCAGTCTTTGCTGATATTGTATTTAACAAAAAACAGGACCCGAAGGTCCTGTTTTCTCGCTCCCGTCTTATAAGTTAGACTTATGAGAATGAGATGTTTGACATTGCAACTTCACCAACGTAGTCGCCTGCGTTACCTAGTGATGATGCTGTGTTTGATAGCTCAACATAACCATAACGTGTCATGAATGATACGACTGGCTCGAAAGTTGATGGATCAAGCACTGTGCCACTTGACATTAGTGGAACGTATGGGCAATAGAATGCTGCCGCATCTGTTTCACTTGAGCCTTTGTAGCCAACAAGTACTGCGCCGTCATCGTTCTGGTATGAATCGACATATACGCGCATTGCACCGTTTAGAGTACCTACAAACTTAGTGTTTGTTGGTGCTTCAAATGTGCCTTCTGTTGTACGTGCAAATGCTGATGTTGATGCACTCTGTAGCACTGTTAGTGCCTGTGGTGAAACAACAGCATAGTTACCTGCGCCACGACGTGTACGCTGAGCAATCTTGTTTGCTGTACGGTTGATTAGAACTGCAAGTGCTGCATGCTCGTCACCAACGTATGTTGCTGTACCAGAAACTGCTGCCTGGTTGTATGTTTCTTCTGTTGCTGCTAGTGAACGAAGTGAACCAAGAACTTCTTGGTCGATTTCAGCAGTGATCTCTTGTGCAAGAGCTGCCATTACTTCTGCTTCAACGTCGATGCCGTGCATTGACTGTGCATCTTGTGCTGCTTCAAAAGTCCAGCGTGCCTGTAGCTTACGTGTCTTTGCTTCGACCGGCTGCTTTAGGATCTGGATTGACATAGCGCGACCGCCTGTGCCTTCTTTAGATGCTGTAGCATCTGCTTTACCAGCTGTGCCATCACCTGAATATGCTTGTGCAAGTTTAAATGGTGATAGTGCTTCGTCACCTGCTGTGACGTCGTTTGCTGTACCAGTTGCGTTGTTAGTTTCAGCATAACGTACACGTAGTGTATGAATCTGACCAACTGGACCTTGCATTGGCTGTACGCCAACGATTTCGTTTGCAATAACTGTTGGCATTACACGACGGATAACAGGTAGGATAACACGGTTTAGTGTTGCTACGTTACCAGCTGCTGATGCGCCAGTTGTTGCTGCTTCTTGCAAATAGCGTTTTGTGTTTTCTAAAACAACGCTCATGCTGTTGCGGCGGTTACCTTCTAGACCCTCAAGAAGTGCGTCTTTAGTATCGTCCCAACGGCTTTCTAATAGTACGTCTGACATTTAAGTCTCCTCTATAGTACTTTAATTTAAGCCAGCAAGTTTACGGATGTCAACAATGTTGCTGTCATCTTTAACTTCGACTGTTTTTTGTTCTTTATTACCTGTCACTTCTGTACGGCTTTCAGCAATAACTTCCTTTGCAGGAGTAGATTTTGCTTGCTTTCCGTCCAGCACTGCTGGCAGATAACGATCGAAAGCAGTCTGCAATTTAGCAGTCTGTACGCTTTCTAATAGGTCAGTCATAATTGCTGCCTTATCTTTGTTGAGTGGCTTCAATAGTGCATTAAGTGTATCTTTACGCTCAACACCTTCTTGAATTAAAGCAATTTCTTGCTCCTTGCTCTCAACTAACTTAGACTTTTCTTCAAGACTCTCATTGACTTGAGCAACTTCTTCAGTAGCACTTTGTACTGCTGCTTCTAGTTCCTTAATCTTTTGATTCTCATTGAGGTGGCTTGCAGAAAATTCTGTTGCAAAAGTTTCGAACAGTTTACGTCCAAAAGTATTCTCTTTTGCGATTTGAATATCTTCTTTAAGTTGATTCATTTCACCTTTAAGATAGCTTGTTACTGCTTCGTTAACTGCTTTACTTGTGTGCTTTACAAAGTTAGACTTTAGAGTAGCGAACTGCTCACGAGCTTCCTTTACTAGGCGCACTTTAGTTTCAACAACGTCTTGACGATCCTTTTGGAAATCTTCAATCTCTTCAGCAAGTTGTGCAACAACAAAGTTTTCCAACTTTGCTACAATTTCCTGCTGTTGAGCACGTTCACTGCGGAGTTCCGCAATTTCTTCACTCAATGTTTTAACTAAAAAGCTGTCGAATGTTTCAGATGATTCTTTCATCTTACCAACAAACTTAGCGCGGTCTTCTGCAATTGCTTTACGCTCTTCAGCGATTTGTGCAAGTTCAGTAGTTAGACCTTCTGTAACCATGCGATCTAAGGCTTCAACCATAGTAGATTTATCATGCTCATAGCGTCTTGCAAACTCCTCACGAAGTTCACCAGTTACCTGGTTACGGACTTCACTGATTTTTGCTTCCCATTGTTCAGCAATAGCAGTGCGAGTATCCTCATTAACAAGGTCGCTATCCAATAGTGGTTTGATAGCATCTAGCATTTTGATCTCCTAGATCTTTAAGTCCCTGATAAGACGAATCATTTCCTCTTTCAGGTATTTTTGTACTTTAGCATCGCCACTTGCGTCACGTGCCATTTCAAGTACTTGAGCGCCGCCGCGCATATTAAGTAGTCCTTCGTAAATCGCTACAGGATATGCATTAGGTGCACTCGGTTGTGCCACGACATCTACCGTGACAATTTCAAAGTTACTAACGTTACCAGTTGATTCGTTAACCTCACCACTGCCTCTGCTACTAACTCCTAACTTTACTCCGCCTTCGATCATTGTTTTCACAAGTTGACCCATTGGAGTTTCAAGAATCTTTAGTTTACCAAACCCATTAGGTCCATCCATCCACATACTTTCAATAGTGTGTGATACTCGATCAATGTTAATTTTTAGATCTTCTGGATGATCAACTTCGCCTAAAACGCTATTACCGCTTTTAATTTGCTCGTTGATGGTACTAACAGCACTAGTAATCTCAGTGACGGGATAAATTCGCTGGTTTGCGTTTTTAACCCCGCCCTGGATACAAATGCCTTTCATGTAGAGATCCTTGCCGCCAGCACTGTTTTCTGCTGCTTCTACAACAACATTAGACTGCGCATTGGTTAGGTTTTCTCTCAAGTATAACATAGGATTATGCTTTACTCATTGTAGCGTCACGTGTGTCAGCTGCATCAGTTTGTTCTGTTGACGCTGGAGTTGTACTGCCACTCTCTTCGCCTGTTGGATCAACTGCTTTACCGCCCATATCGTTCTTGCTTGCAACTGGACCTGCTGATCCGTCGCCTTCTTCTGAAGTTACTGGTGCTGGTGCCTTTTCTTCGTATTCACGAACGACTTCTTCAGTTTCTTCAACTGCTTCCATCTCAACACTTTCTTCAGCTTCTTCTTCTTCGCCTTCATCGTCCATGTCCATATCCATGTCCATTTCTGGCTCTTCGTCTGAGTCACCAGCCATTAGTGCTTCGAACTCAGCCTTAAGTTCGTCTAGTGCATCTTCAATGTCAACTACACGATCTTCTAATTCTTCTTCGCCTTCGTCATCTTCCATTGACAGACCTTCTTCGTCTGCTTCGATGTCGTCGATCATATCTTCAGCAGCATTGCCGCCTAGTTCTTCGTCAAAGTCTGATTCTTCAACTGCTTCTTCAGCAACTTCTTCTTCTGACTCTTCTACTTCTACTTCTGCTGTTTCTTCAACTTGATCTTCGTCTACTAAACCTTCGTAAATGTTACGTGATTTTTCAACTACGATGTCGTGAAACAACTCTTTTGCGCCTGCTTCATCTTCTGCGATGAATAGCTCAATCAATTGCTCAAATTTGTTTGTCATTGTATAACTCCTATATCTTTAGGCATTTGTAGTTTTATTTAGTGTTTATTACAAATGAGGAGTTAAATGCTACTTTTTGAAGCCAAAAAGTATACTATAGGATTTATTCTGCTGCCGATGGCGCGAATTGTAGTCTAATTTCTTTAATAGACTGCTGATATTCAGCTGATTTAAGATCATTTAGTTTACGCAACTTGCTTAATTGTTCAATAGTTAAACGTGTTTTACGAGTATCAGACTTCATAGC